CGGCATATGAAACGGGGACAAGGACTCACCATGTTTCCAGTGGATATGTTATATAAATGTCATAAAAAATTGGATTTGATTGAATATATTCGAAACATGTTTAAAACACGATTTTCAAGATAACTTAACCATAATAAGAAAAAGAGCCATAAAACATATAAATGTTTGTGTATGGATAATATAAGAATAAATAAAATATGTCAAACAATCATTCGTTGCATAATGTGAACGAATATACCGATGCAGAATTATACAGTATATTAGATTTAGTGAATCCCACGGACCGCGAGTTGGAGGCAAAAATTTTGATGCAAATTCATAAATATGAAAATATAGGAACAAAGGCAGCTCAACGGTTAGCAAAGTTTTTTAATGATATTTATAATTATTTTTTTGAGACGGAGGATGATATAGAAGGATTTACTGAACAAAACGAGACGGACGATGTAGTAACAGAAGATGTAAATACATCCATGGATATATCGGGCAATCGTCAAACAACCGATGGCTCGAATGCATTAACCACCGGGACTGCGAGTAAAAGCGCGGTGAAGTCAACGGACAAGCAAGAAGACTCCAAAAAACAAGCGGTGGGATACACACAAAATTTATTATATTCAAAAGGTAAATTAAATCCAATATTACAACAGACAGTTAAACGAGTAATTAGTGTAGATAGTCAATATCGTAATGATAAGCGAACTATGTCGACTGAATTTACGTTTAATTTGTCAGAGCCGTTGAAAGATGTCATTTCATTAAAGTTATATTCGGTGCAAATACCGTATACTTGGTATACAATCGGTAAAACGTATGGTAATAATTTTTTTATGTTTAAAGGGAGAACCCCCGGAATAGATACAGAATATCATTATTTAAAAATAGAAATTGAACCGGGTAATTATAGTCCCAAAGATTTAATTGATACGGTTAATGCGAGCATAACTGCATTGAAAAATACGGCGATTGATACGTCAATGGGGGTAACCCAATTTTCATATAATTCGTATACTTCATTATGTACATTATTTGCAAATTTTAATAAAAGTTACAATGAAAGTAGTTATTACATAAGATTTCCCTATTGGACATCGCCTTATTTAACTGACAATATAGAAACCATACCTGGCTTTCTCGGTTTACAAACAGACGTGTATTATTCGAATAAATTAAAGTCGGTAAGTTATTACAATATGATAACCGATACATATGATGATATTGATGGAACCGATAGTACAGTATCATTTATAGTAAACAGTAATAACAATTATTTCACAATCGAGCTATACAAGGGTGATTATTTAAGTATAATGGATAATAGTTTTAACATAATACTGACGAATGGAATATATACAAGAAAAGAGTTAATAGCCCATGTAAATACAGTGTTAGCAAATGAATCTCGACTAGTAAATTCCTCTTTATTATGGAAAAATATAGATTCCAAAAATGATTACGCAAACAATCGTTCAAGTAATAAATCGTATATGGAATTAACAATAAAGTTGACCCGCACAGTGAAAGAAAATATTGTAAATGATAATCCAAAGATAAAAGTAGTGTTTCCAAATGTATCGCAAATAACCAATCCAACTGGAAACCATCATATTTGGGTGAATACCGATGGTGATAATGCGTGTTTTGGTTTCTATAAATACAATAATAATATAGATGATATCATTGGAGAAGAATCGCCGGTATATCAAAGTTACAATTATCCAATTGCATCAAACCCGTATATACTATTAAAAACAAATGTGGAAAATTTTGCAAATGGTTTAAATGATATATCGTTCAATGTAGCAAACTCAATAAATGTAAATGGTTATACATTAGAAGAATATATGGTTGAAATAAACAGCGCTATACGTAAGTATGACGATTTACATAATAATATATGTAACAGTCCGCCTAGTGATTATGTATTTACATCCACGCCTGAAAATCCATATCCAACGGGTACTTACGCATATATGCAAGACGATATATTTAATTTACAATTAGACATAACAAATATATATGATGAGCGATATTATGAAATCGATTTAAGTGGTGGTATATTTCATGGCACGAATAGTGCATTTATATTTCGCGATGAATACGGTGTGTCATATACAACATTAACCGATTTGACGCAAACATATAACACCGACATTGATGCAGCTGGAATTGAAATAAAGACAAACCAACTAATTTTCACAATAAGACCTAAAACGAGTGGACCGATAGTTGCAGGAAACAAAGACGATGTATCATATGAGATAAGGTTTCCAAATACGTATCCATTATTATTTTCTGGGTATATACAGTTTAGAGATGCGTTTCATGACGTACTTACCAATTACAAAGACCCTCTGACGGATATAGCAATATTTAAAGATATACGGTTTACAGAACAAATATTTGAGAACTTGTATTTAATCACGTTAAATATCAAAATCAATAAACAATTAATTGCAAAAAATTATGGGATACAGTTTGTAGACCCAATAGTAGAAACCGGGGGTACAAATGGTTGGGAAGATAATTTACGTATATCTAATTTAATGGCTAGTTCGTACGGAAATGCAACAGACATATATGATATGTCATTTAATTATCCTGTGGTAGGTGAACATGTAGTACATACGGATAGCAATAACAATGTAATATTTTCAATGGATTACGTCGGCAAAGTACAAATTACAGGTTTTGAAAAATTACTCCCGGCAAAAACAATTACCATCGTTCCTGGGTTGAATGACGGCATTGAAATAATTGCAGAAGAGGAAGGGGTATATACTCCAACAGAAAATAATAACTTGAGTTTTTCGATTGACCCTGGTATATATTCAAGAGATTCATTAATAAATGCTATAAATCGTAGTATTCAAAGCAACACATCTACCCTAACAATTGCAACAAAAACATTCTTTAGTATGATTCCAGTGGATGGGCGTAATTATTTAAAAATGAATGCAAACATTACACGTAATTATTACACAAAAGATTACAATGTCGTGTTTTTTGACAAAGAAAGTTTTGCGACGTGTGTATCTGGCGCAACGAGTGTTCAAACTGCAACGTGGGATACAACTATCGGTTGGATAATGGGATTTCGTGAATATACTGAATATGATATATCTGCTCCAGCCGTTATATTAAACGACATTGATAATGTAATAAGTATTCGCGGAGATACGGGGTTATCTACGAACCTATATAATTATTTTTTATTATGCTTAGATGATTTTAATCAAAATCGATTAAACGATGGATTAGTTACCATCACAAATACAGATACAAGCATACCTTTACCTTCTTATGCGAGCCGTGCAGATTTTGTATGTGATCCGGTTACGGGTAAAAAAACATATAATACTACGACCGGTTTAACGGAAAAGCAAATTTACGCGGCGCAGGCAATTGCGAATTCAAATTCAAGCACAGAATCAATCGGGTCGTCCGTAAGTACAAAAAGTTATGGAACGGGTCCATTTGTAACAGATGTATTTGGATTAATTCCAATGAAAGTATCTGGTTTGGCAAATGGTAGTTCTTATGTTGAATTTGGTGGTACAATGCAAAATCAAGAGCGACAATATTTTGGACCGGTTAATATTCAACGCATGTCGGTAAAGTTGGTGACTGACCGCGGTAATTTGGTAGATTTAAATAAAGCAAATTGGTCATTTTCACTCATATGTGAACAATTGAAGAAATTAGACCCCACATAACCATTTTACACCTTTGAATAATTAAACCAATGAAGAGTTAAAATATAAGGTTACTATAATAGAGATGGATGTATTAGACGTGCAAAGTACAAAAAATAAAATATTATCGTTTGGGACGATGCTAACAAATGCAATTAATATAGTGGGGTTTATCGGGCCATTGTTAGTGATGGGTATAACATTATATCAATTATGGCAGTTTCCAGTTTATATGTTTGTATATATTTGCTTTTTAATAGTGAATACGGGTATAAATCACGGGTTGAAATTATGGATACGGCAACGTAGACCTTTGGATGGAAAAAGTATATTAGGCGAAGTCTACACTGGAGTACATAAATATGGCATGCCGTCTGCACATGCACAATCGATAATGTATTCGGTAACGTATTTATATAGTACAACCAATAACATTCATTTGTTGGTGACCGGGTTATGCATCGTGGGAGTAACAATTTATCAGCGATGGGCATACAATCGCCATACTATTTTTCAATTAATAGTGGGAATGTTAATTGGTAGTATAATCGCTTACATGGCAAATTGGACAGCCGATTATTGGATAAATGAATAAAAAATCATTTTGATAAATTTAGTCGACGTACAATATATGTGTCTATATTATACCGATAAAACTTATATTCATGTCTCAAGGTGATTATTTAAAACGAAAACAAGTCGCCCAAGTGTTACGTGCAGATGGTTTAAGTTCTCCAACGCATTTTCCAGCGGTGTTCAGTTCACATGACCTGTTGAAATATAAACAATATCAAATTGTGAATGACGATTCAAACACAAAACTCAATTATAATTTGATAACGCCGCCCAACAAAAAGATAGTGTTTGATATGGAGCGCAATGTAACTGGATGCCCAACATTCATTGTGTGTAAAGATACACAAACACGACCAAACCGTGCATTGCGCCCAGAGGCAGATTGCCATGTAAAAATTCGACCATTAACTTGGCAAGATATTAAAAACAGACCGAACTCTAAGAGAAACTGCAATTGTGAATTAAAACGCAGGCATATCAATCGAAGTTTTTGTGATTGCGGTGTTGTACGCGTTGAATAGCAAATTGATATAAATAGTTGATAATTATATCAATCCGTATGAAATGTGTTTGTTATAGAAAGAAATAGTTCGTTTACTCTGTCTTTGTTTATCAAACGAAGATGGTCTTTTTGTCAATCATAGACATAATATAGTCAATTTTAGCCGCCAGAACTTTATTTTCTTGTGTAAGTACGTCAACTTTTGTGTTCAACTCTTTGTTTTCTTCGGTGAGGGTTTTAATAGATTCAATTAAATGAGGGAACAACCCATCATAATGAATTGATTTTTGTTTAAACCCTTGGTCATTTTCTATTGTGGCAGTATTCACAATTTCAGGTAACACGTTTTCAACTTCTTGTGCAATGAGACCAAGTACTGGTTTATTTGTATTATCGGCTATCCATGTAAAGGAAACCCCGTGTAGTTTATTAATGATTGACAATGAGTCGCTTACTGGTTGAATGTTTGTCTTTAACCGACGGTCAGATGTGGCATTATATGACACGCCTTGTATGTTTCCATTTACATCCAGCTTATAACTACCGGATGAGGTTTTACCTATAGCAATAGAACCTTCTACAATAAGGCTATTTGCAGGTGCTGCATACCCCCCAGAGTAAGTAGCACCAATTGCTACCGAACCTTCAACGTCCAGTCTGTTTTGAGGACTCGATGTTCCAATACCAACATTTCCTTCCACAATAAGGCCATTGGTGGGTGCAGTATTTGTCCCTGAGTATGTAGAACCAATGGCTACTCCGCCTTCAACATCTAGTTTATTTTGAGGACTCGATGTTCCAATACCAACATTTCCTTCCACAATAAGGCCATTGGTGGGTGCAGTATTACCAGTGTACGTACCAATTGCTACCCCACCGTTTATGTTTAGTTTGTTTCCAAAATTCGTAGTTCCAATTGCAACATTTCCTTCTACCATAAGGCCATTTGTGGGCGCTGTATACCCCCCAGAGTAAGTAGAACCAATGGCTACGGCACCTTCAACGTCTAGTTTGTTTACAGAACTAGTAGTTCCAATTGCAACGTTTCCTTGTACAAGAAGGCCATTGGAGGGTGCAGTATTACCAGTGTACGCACCAATTGCTACCCCACCGTTTACGTTTAGTTTGTTTCCAAAATTCGTAGTTCCAATTGCAACGTTTCCTTGTACAAGGAGGCCATCTGTGGGTGCAGTAGATACCCCTGAATAACTAGAACCAATGGCTACGGCACCTTCAACGTCTAGTTTGTTTACAGAACTAGTAGTTCCAATTGCAACATTTCCGGAAGAGTGGAGCTGTCCATTAACAGTAACCACTCCGGATGCAGTAGTAAGTGTCAACTTACTACTAGTTGTTGAAAGTACTGTACCGACAGCATTATTAGAACTATGGGTTATTTTAAACGGTATGCTACTACCCATAGTAAAAATGGAATTATTATTTGTCATGGTTATGTTACTACCTACAACCAATCCATAAGTTGCCAATGTACCAGAAATGGCGACGTTGCCGCTAACATCTAATATGTTGTTACCCGTTGTTATAACCGATTTTCCAATACCAACTTGTGACCCGCGAACTTGTATGACTGGCGGTTCACTGGTTGCTGTATTTCGATATGGTTTAAAGATATTAAGTCCACCACCGCCTTCATTTGAATCAATTGTTAAAAATTCGGTACCGATACCTGCTGCAACTGGACTAATTTGGTCATCCACCGAATAAATAGTAATTAATCTGTTTGTGGTATTAACAAATAGGAATCGCGAACGAATTGTATCAGTAATTGCATATGGATTATAATAAAACGTGTCAATATTACCTTCTACAGTTAAATCTGTACCTTTTCGAATTAACAAAAAGTTAGATGGTTTAAACACGAACTCTGCATCGTCTGGGTTTTTACCTAATTTAAATTCATCGAATACATTTAATTTATCGATTTCAAGAGTAGCTGCCGGTAACGATAATGACCCAGTAACAATTAATTTGGACATAGTTACTGTATTTTTAATGGTGGTTGTAGTCGATTCTATTACGGTGGATAATCCATTGATAGTAAGCTCATTCGTATTAATATCAGTGGTTATATTATTAACACTTATGGGTGAAGTTACTGCAAGACTAAGGCCTTTGATAGTGACTTCATCGCCTTCAATATAGGTATTTCCAATAATAGTGGTCGGTCCCTCAATATCGGTTTTGGCAAGAATGTTGATAGTATCATAGGCTGCTGCTGGATTTATTGCATTAGGCCCTCGAGAACCTATGTTAACTGTCCTATTTATGGTGGAGTTATCTCCCTTGATGATGTTAATTGCAGACGCAAAATTGCCGAAGTTAATTCTTGAAATATATCTATCGTCTCGACTAGTACGTGTTCGGTCAAATAAATATATGTCATCATTAAGATTCGTATAAATATTACCACCTGTTAGAAAATCATTTTCTAATGAAAGATTTCCATTAAACGAAACATCCGCAAACACGTTCAACCCGACTGGGTCAATGGTGCTATAAGATTTACTTATAACTAATGTATTTTTAAAATTAGAACTACTATCAAGTTGCAAAAATCCATTTATAGAAACATCGCCTCCTATTATAACGTCTTTGTACATGGAAACGTTGTCTGCAACATATAAACGGTTATTAAACGAAACATCATTCAATACATTAAATTTATTCTTAACATACAGATTATTATTTAAAGACACGTCGCCTGCGACAAATAAACGATGATTCATGGAAGCATCTCCAGTAGATGTAATGCGCATGCGTTCAATTCCACTACTTGCCAATATGTCACCACTTGGAGCTGTAAAAAACAGTAATTCATTATTGGTCGAAGTTGTATTGGGATAAGCCGTCATGATTTTCGTGTTTTGCGAATTATTGTATAATCCATTTAAAGAATTCCAATCATTACCCGGACCAAACCCTTCAAATTGTTCATTATCTTTATTGTAACGAATCGCACCGATGTATTTATCTTTTTCGCCGGGACTGGATATAAGTACACCATTTTCGTCTTTGTAAATATATACACTGTTGACGCTGTCCCATTCTTTTCTAATCGGTCTTTCTCCAGTGGTACCACTTGGAATATGGATAGCATCCGTATAACTAATGTCCACTGAAACCAAGGGTTTCGTTTTACCAATTCCTACGTATCCACGAATATCAACATTATTGTTGAATGATGTATCCCCATTCACATACATTCTATTGTTGCATATGACATCATTCGAAACGTAAAATTTATTTGTAAAAGAAACATCATTCGAAACATATAAACGGTTATTCATTGAAACGTCACTGGTTACAAATAGACGTGAACTAACAAATGTGTCTCCAATGACAGTTAACTCGCTAGTCGGTGTGGTAGTTCCTAACCCAATCTTACCATCTGCTCGAATAAACATTTTATTTTCATTTTTTGCAAATCCAAGCGATAAACTAGATTGATTATTTTCATTATTTAAATAGGAATAAATTATATTAGCTGCATTATTGGTATGATTTTTATCGTTGCCGATAACCACGCTACAATTGCTAATAAAATCATATCCTAAACCAGATGGTGAAGAAGTAACACCTAAAGGGAAATTATTATTTGTATCACCTACAAATTCGATTTCTCTAAACTGTAAGTACGTAACAGTATTTAAATACCCGGTTATGGTTAATAAAAATCGGTTGGTTGAACCCACTGCATTTTCTCCGTTAACTGGATAATCTGCCCATGCATTGTCGTAGGTTGAATTCCATCCATTTTGGGTAATCAACACGGTACCACTGTCATCATTTATGTCAGCCGCAGTTCTAAGAGTAAATACTTCGGCTGCGTTATTGTTGTAAATTCTTAATTTCTGTAACACGATACTTTCTGCGAGTACAAAAAACAATCGAAGAGTTCCGCGACTAACCGTAAAAAACATTCTTTTTCCTGGAAGATTGGATTCATCTTGAACATGGTCAAATAAACAACTTAACACATATGAACCTTGGTCGAAGTTGGACGTAATATTATATGTACCATTTCCATACGCTTGATTGCTAATTGTACCTTGATAAGAGGTTCCGTTGTTAACTATAATAGTGGGTGCAATCGGTGGATAGGCAACATTAATAGCACCTAGACTATAAATATTTGTTTGTGTGTTGTTATTTGTGATATAATTTTGATAACCTTCATATAAATATGCCCGGGCAATAGCATAGTTGAAAGTAGAATTGGTAAAATCGTAATATTCATATTTATAAGTCTCTGCGGATGTGCCTGATACAAAAATACCAGGAATCAGGGGATTCATATAATATCCATTCCCTACATCTGTTGTAAAATAATTAAAATTTAAATTTTGAGTAGTGAGGGCTTTTGTTCTAAGGATATCATCAATATTTTCAGTGACATACGTTTCTATATCCAAGTTGAATGATACATCATACCGTCCTTTAAAGTCGTATGTATATACGGTCGTTGAACCTGGTGATAAATAAGTACCATACGGTGAAACCAGCTTAAAATTTCTTTCATCAATATATTTTCTTAATGCAAAATTCTCAAAATGAATATTATGATAATAATAGTCGTATTTGTAATTTGAGATAGATGTACCCGTTATACCAGTGAGTGAATAGTCTCCATAATTTGAATATGATGCGTAATAAGCGCTCATTTCCGTTTTATATGCGTTAATATAAGTAGCAATATTATTGGCAATTATAGATTCGACATCCGAGTTATAGGTTGCTTTTAAATTTGAATTTGTAAACATACCGGCAATATGTTTATCATCCGGATTATTAACAATATCGACATGAAATGTAGATTCTGGAATAGATATGCCTATACCGACGTTTCCGCTACTATCTATTCGCATTCGTTCAACTTCATCACTTAACAGCAATTTATTTTTATTTGCAGTAAAAAACATAAGGTCGTTATTTGTTGACCCGGGGTCTGGATACGATGCAATGATTTTAGTGTTTTGAGAAATATTTCTAACACTACCGAGTGTGGACCATGATTCGGCCGGACCAAACCCTTCAAATTGTTTATTGTCAGTATTATAACGAATGGAACCAATATAATGGTTTTTGTCTGCTGGATTATTCAATGCCACGTTATCTTTTAAAACCAACACACCTTGACTATTATAATCAATTGGACGCTCATTTGTGGTACCGACTGGAATGCGAATAGCATCATTATAACTAATATCTAACGAAACAACCGGGTTGTATTTACCAATAGCAACATGTCCACTAATATCCATGTTTGCATTAAATGAGGCGTCTTTGGCAATAAATAGATTGCCACTTAAAGACATATCTGTAGTAACAATGAATTCATAGTTATTTGTCACAGTATTTACGATATAATTCGATTGGTATGCCGTAGTAGTAAACAATCCATCAATCACAACATTACCTATAATAGCCATATCTTTTGCAATGAAAACATTACCATTGAACGAAGCATCATTTTCTACAGTAAGTTTATTATTTAATGAGACGTCGCCAACTAATGTTGTTTTTTCGGCAACATACAGACTGCCATTTGTATCGAGATTTTGTTTAACCAATAGGCTATTTGATATAACTTGTTTTTCATCCGTTGAATCATTCGAATCACGTACAAGTATATTACTAATATCGAATTGTCTAACAGTTAATACATAACTGGAATCGATAATATCAGTGCCAACTGGTCTCGTCATTACCACTAATCCATTTTTAATACCGTGGATGCCAATATCCGGATTTACCCCGCTTGAATCAGTAATCTTGAGGTTATTTATATCTAATTTAACCACGTTAGAACTAGGATTGGTTGGTTTAATAACCCAGCCGTTCATGTCTTCTGATACTTTAAAGAATCCGGCATTTACATCCGTATTATCTGTCACAAACATTCCAGAACCTCTTCCAGAATGAAAGGGTTTATAAATTTCTTCAATAAAAAGTTCCAAATCAAGTTCATATCCCTTAAATGGTAAATGGTAATAATAATCAACATAGGTTATAGCTAATACACCGAGTGAAACCTGTTCTTCTAGTAATCCTTTATCGACTTCAACCATATTGGTACGGTCATTAATTACATAATTAAATCCGGAATAACGGGTCTCCATAACATGGTTAATATATTCTTGAAGTACGTAACTTTCAAACGCAGTATTGTAGATAGATGTATTGTAGGTATAATTAGATGAATCTGTTCCAGATATGCCATATGGTAACAATGTATTGTGCATTGGAAATGTTAGCAAATAATTCGCAGCAAGAGTGCCGATGTTAGTATTTAAGTAATCATTGATTTCAGGTACAGTTGGCGTTAATGACCTAAAATCATATACATAATAATTAATTTCTGGTTTAAATACACCATTGGGAAGATAATCATCATTATAATATTTCATGTCAGACATCATTTCCATATATAATGGGATGGCGGTACCAAAGTTATTCTCATTCACTTGAAACCCTTTGCTAAGAGTTGTTACCAAGGCATCGTTATAATAAATAACAGGACCATTAAATACGACCGTTCCGCCGAGCGATGTAATATCTTTGCCGCGTCCAATATTAATAATATTTGAAAGCCGATTTGTTTTGCTGTTGCTATAGTTACCAATGTTAATAAGGACAGACGAACTATCTGGTGTATTTGGGTCAATTGCACCAATATTAATAACAGACCTGCCTGTATCGAAATCTTTACGTAGTTCCGCTTCCATGGTGGTTTTATTGTCGTTGTGACCAATATTTACAATGTGAGTATTTGAGCCCACATTGATAGTGGTTGCATCCGCCGGGTTTTTGTTATTTTCATTGGAATTAATAGAATTTACAAATACTTCTCCGTCGTATACCTTAATTTGACCGCTGATTGCCATACTACCAGATACATCTAGTACATCATTATTGAGTTTATTGAATAAATTTGGTAAATAACAATATAAAATCTTACTATGTCCAGCAATGTCATTGGCATCATCTGCACTGTCCATGTAAGGCGTAGTCACATTATTAATTAAAAACGAAGAAATATCGACCATAGATATATTTTTGATATAACCAGAATCGCTGACTAACAAATTTTTTGCACCGGATGTGTTAAGAATATTATCTGGCATAACTATCCATGTTGGCGTGGTTGCACTCCAGTTATAGGAGCAAAAAACTTTGCCATTTGTGGCAATTGCAATTGCAGAATTTGTGTTACATGCAATAACTGATATAAGTGAAAATGTACATTCTTCAATTGCAATTATATCTATGTGTTTCCAATTAATACCATTAACTGTGTATGATATAGTAGTATCACCGACTGCAATTGCATAATTATCATTAAATGCGCTAACACATTTATAATTTGTATTTATATAAACATTGTACACATCGCTAGCAGAATAAGTAATATTTTCTTGTAAAACGGAAGATTTGTATCTAGCGATTCCTCCGTTTCCTGCAAAATATACATACGAGTCTGTTGCAGAGGAAGATGTTATCAAAATACCGTTCATATGCTGAGGGTTAGATTGAATATTAAAATTAGGATTAATCGTCTTAGCGGTGAGAGAACCAACGTTATTTGTAGACGGTCCAGTGTAGTAAATCTGGCTTGGAATCATACTTTCTAATGCGGGTACATCAACAACTAATACATTGGTTGTACTCGTACTGTTCATGAGTCTATAAGTGATAATCAACCGGGTACGTTCCGCAGTCATAGAAATGGTTTCAATAATAATAGTTGCATCAATTTCAGTACCTGCTGTATTTTTAAGCACAAATTTATACCAGGTTTGACCTGAATTTTTGGTCATGAAAAGATATCCATTATCACCAGAAATAAACCCATATTGATTATCCAACATAAAACTGCTATGAAAAGTTGAAGCGATATCATCAGTAATAGCAGATAACGCGTATATATCACTTTGATTCCAGCTTTTTCCGCCATCAGTTGTATATAATAAAAATTGTTTGTACGATTGTATAATCGGATCACTATTCGTAATGGAAGTAGTTGGGTATCCAACTGCTATACCATAATTCGAATATGGAGCTTTGGCTATACTAATATGAGTCATTTCAAACCCGGATGTAATAATAGTATTAATTTCACCGTTGCCCAAATGTAACGCGCCATTTACATCAAGAGCATAGTTCTCTGTATTTGGTTGATAAGTGTTAATACCGACCGTAGATAAGTATTTATGTGTATTGCTACTGGATACAGCCATGAGTGAATTAACATATTCTCCGGCAGAATCCGTAGTACCCATATAAGTAACGCTTCTTGTAGTATCGTAGGGAGTTAATCCACCACCAATAGTACCTCCGGTTTTCATAGTGGCAGGTGTCATATGCATAAACGTAGTAGCTTTATCATCCGTACCAACATAATTAATTGAGTGACCATACTTGATATCATTGTTACGATATATATCGTATAAAAACACTTGGTGTGAATTGTCATACACCGTAACTGATTCATTAAACATGTTATCGTCTAATATGTCACGTGTTAATGGAGCAAATTTTAAAAGAGAATTTAATCTCAGTTCGTATGAATTCATTTTAATAGACCCTCCATTTGTGTTTAATGTAATATTTCCACCATCGTTGTTTTCACCAACCGATATGATATCGACCGGTTGTGTGGTATGTAGCACACTTGCGCTTCCATCTAATGTAAGATTACCAGTTGGATAATTGAGTATAAAGGCGTTGGATGTGTCTACCAATATACGTTTATCTTGCGCTAATGTAATACTTGCAAGTGAAATATCAAATAAAATTCTTGTATCACTGTTTAATGTAAAGTTGTCTGAAGTATCTAATAAAATATCTCCAGCAGTTTTGATAGAAACCCCACTAGAATTCAATAATAAATGACTACCAGATGTGTCTATTTGTGAATATCTAGATGACGATACAATTCCGTCAGTGGTTTTGCTCGATAATACACCGTTATAATAAGTAATCATGGCACTTGGGCTATTACCATTATCTGTAGTGGATGTATTATAGAATTGAATCGCAGAACTAGCGTCGGATGAATTTACTACAAGACCGTGTTTATTTTTATTTTGTGCAATAATGTTACGTATATTAGCATTCTTAGATTCAAAAGTAATAATATTAGTAGCACTTACATCGTCCGTAGTAACATTAAATACGGTTTTGGGAGTAGTTGTATTAATACCTATCTTACTATCAGTTCCATACAAATATGCACGAGTGTTTGTCTCCGGCAATGCTGGGAATGCATTTCCAATATTTTTAAATGTCCTATTACCGAAATAAATTTTACTGTTAGAGTAAATGTCTCGTTCAACGAACACATCCTTCTTAATATAGGAACTATTTCCAATAATAACGTTTACTCCGGCTGACAAATCCATTGTTACTTCAATTGTACCATTAAAAAACTGATACGTGGGTCGAGTAGTTCTAGAAATAAACTGGTCGGCAATAACTGTACCTACATTAACCGTATTAAAATTATCCATTCTATTGAAACCGCCATATTGTTTCCATGAATTATTTGACATCGACGGGATATTTATATACAATTACTATGTATTTTATTATGCTATTTTGACGATATAATATAACACAAACAACGCGGGCACTTAATGTACTACTAAATATTACATTAAGTTATTCTGTAGCAAGATGAGTCATATGAAACTTTTATTTACGATTTTTTTTTGTTTTGTTGTGATTGGATTTATAGGATAACTTGGCATTTTTTCTTGCAAAAGTTTCAATTTCATCTTTTTTTTCGATAAATAATTTGGCAATTTCTTGGTAAAAATGACGAAATTGTGAGATTTTTTGTTTTAATTCATGAGTTGAAAACCATTGTATTTCAATCTTTTCAAATAATTTGGAATCATTTAATACTTTTTTGTCCATACGTTCCCATAAAAATCGGTGGTTTTGATTATAATACAGAGGAAGGTTTGCATCATAGGGTAAATAAAACATGTGAACATGATAGTTGTTATGTTCAATATGAAATGTATTTCCATTCTTTCGAATCAGTTTACGAATTGCATGCTTATCACCCAAAAATCCGGTTAGTTCTTCCCCGCCTTCGCGTAACGCAGTTGTAAAAGGTGTTTCTCCGGCATCAACGCCCCCTCCAAAGTCTGACCAGCCTTTGGCACTATCTTCCATGGAATTTTCTTTACCAAATAAAAAAAGAAGTTTATCATTATGTATTGTAATTGGTAAAATGCTCCCTGCAACCATTTTATATTATATAAACAAATTATGCTACGCAAATTTGTGAGATTTGTTAAATAAGCGATATGCGCTTAATGTTGGACGTTTCATAATGTTCCTCTTTCAGTTCATAATCCGCAAATGAAAACACATTTGAAGTTTTTTCAACCGACATATCAATATTTGGAATATTTTTGTAAAAGTCATGGACCACTGGATTCACTTTAATTCGTTGTGGTTGAAACCCAGATAAATAAAGTCCATCTAATGTTTGCAGACGTGATAAAGCCACGTATGTTTGACCGTATTCAAAAATGCTGTGCCCAATATCGATTTCCGCCATGTCTAAAGTTGCACCTTGAATTTTATGTATTGTCAAAGCCCATGCTAAACATAATGGATATTGACCGACTGCCAAAGATGGATAATCTTCCGATTGCCAATAATGGACTGAAATGGTTCGTACCATTCCGTTAGCAAACTGAACCACTGGAATCATAGTACCCGTTCCATTATCTTTCATATCTATAATAACACCTTGCGCTCCGTTACATATACCATTGTCCATATCCAAGTTGACCGTACACATTACAGCGGAACCTACTTTGAGTCGTAATGTAGTAACGCATGGTGAATTATTTACCATTTGGTCTAATTCATATTCGATTTCTGCGGCACTCATTCGAGAACATCGTTGTCTCATTTCAATTGAAAGTGGTTTGCCGGATTCAATGTGCGTATAACAATCTGTTTTGCGGATTGCAATAAAAACGTGTTCTTTTTCTTGAATCTTGGAGAACATCATAGAATTCACATAATCTGTTTTGGAACGTAGTGGAAATAATTTGGTTGGAGTACAATGGTTGTGCTTGCTAGCATCATACGGCCGATTAACATATTGTTGTAATTTTTTGATACTTTCTTCGCTAATATTTCCAACACGAATTTGTTGCAATATATGAATGTATTCTTGGTCAGTTTGCCTGAAAATGGTAGTTAATACAACATGACTGCGAGCAGGAAACACTTGATTCCACAATGGAGATTCAAAACAAAATTGTTGTGTGTCGGGTTCCCCGTTTGTACCTACTGGTGGAAGTTGATAAAAATCCCCGGTAAATACAACTTGAATTCCACCAAAAGGTAAATTGATTTTTGTTGTTTTTCTTGCGATTTCTTCTATAATTTCGAATACCTTTTTTGAAAGCATACTGACTTCATCGAGAACCAAACATTTAATTTTACGCCATTGAGCCACCACTCTTTTATTTTTTAATACAGAATTCACAACATCTTTTGCTGGACCTTTTGCCAGTTTAATTCCGCTCCATGAATGTAATGTTCGTGCATTACAATTCAATAAGACCGCTGCACATCCAGTCATTGCACAAATTTGGATTGGGCGATGCGCTTCATGCGCATAATCGAGTAAATGCTGAATAAGTCGCGTTTTACCTGTACCACCAGGACCAGTAATGAATAAATTATAACCTTGGGTAAATTGTTGATAGGCGTAACGTTGTTCAGCAGATAAATGAGATAAATTCGCTGTAGTTGAACAAGACGTATTGGTGGTGGTGGTGGTGGTGGTGGTGGTGGTGGTGGTGGTGGTTGTTAGTACGATGCGTTTCACCGTATTAACAGAAGATTCTTCCATGATTAAGCAGTTGAATATATTATATATTTGTATTTTAAATATGCTTTACAGTATCAATTTTTCATTCGCATATCACTTCTAAACAGAAGGAAAAATCGGAACCGTTCATCATCATCGGTATACCCATCTCATTTAATAGCTGAACTTGCATTTTTTGTAAATCGATTTTACCAGAATATCCACGAGTGTCGCTAGTAAGTAATCCGTTATAGTGATTCGCGGGAAGTATACTACCAAATCCGTGATTTTGTGCATCCAACGCAATTCGAGCAAGTATATTTTTATTAATCAAAGAAGACGATAAAGGGGTTATAAACGTGTTTTGATGGCCTTTGTTGAACTCATCGACTGCTAAATATAAATATCTGGGTCCCGAAATGTCAATAATGCACTCTGAACGTGTACTTCCAGTAGTAACAACATTATACGTTGTTTTTCTAAAACCTAGTAACCAGCCAAGTTTTTGTTTAAAATTAAATTTATCTTGATTGCCGGTTGTATCCACATCAAATACAACGCTTATGTTTACTGTCGTAGTCATGTTTGTTTTCTGGTTAGCAAGTATTGTAACCGTTAAATTTTTCCCATAAGTGGAAGCGGCTAATTTTGCAGCAATTTGCGTACTGAGTGTACTAGCGGTATAATGGTTATCATCGAGAACAATCATTTCAACATTTACGCCATTAATAATTTTAAAGTAATTATTACCTAAGTTCGCAGAAATATTATAAAACGACATGGGTAATTCAATATTTGTAACGCGCATAGAATGAACATCATTTATTCTTTCTGGCAATGCTACTTGAAAATTTGCAGGTTGCGTAAAATCATAATCATCACGAAAACGAGTATCAATGCTGATGTGCTTGATTTTCGTAGATTTATGTACATTCGTCATTATCATATGGTTACCATATTGTTGTGTTTTGGGTTCCATAAATAAGTCGTGTTTATTATAATAATCGGTCATTTGCGTATATATAATATATAAAGGATAAATTATATATCGTTTCTATCTAAACCATTCAACACTCGATGATTATAGACAATAAATATTTACATTGTTTACTTTTTCATTTAAAAATTATAGGTAACAATTGGTGTGTCCTTTGTTACAAGTGATTCTTGTTTCTTGTCATTGTCTTTCTCCTTGTCATTGTCCTTATTCTTATCTTTTTCTTCTGTATTTTCCATGCCTTCAAACAATGGAAACATTTTAAGACGGTCCATAAATATACTGATACCGAAAAAGAGAGCGAGACCAGTTAGCACGTAATTTGTAGTCTTATTCATTTATATAAATAAAGCATATTTTATTTGCCACAATTTGTACATTTTTTAACATTTTGTAATCTTGAAAACATGTTTTCTTGCAAACTTACTTGTGTAACAAATGATGGATTAATTACTTGTGTATTCATACGAATTGTAGTTGGCATCGCGTTGACAGTTTTGTTTGTACGGTTTTCACTAAATATCATGAGCATTTTGAAAAATTGATACGTCAATATATACTGTGAGTCTACAAAAAACATGTCAAACAACTCCGGATATAGTTGCAAATCCTGTGCCAAAGTATACACACATAAATATAATTATGAACGACATATCATTTGTTGTGAATTCTTTAATAAAACTTTACATGACCATGAGTACGAAGCGGAATCGATTGAATTACCGCCCGACACGTATAGTTTGTATCAATTGGTAAAAGAATTGGCGGTTCGTGTGACAAAGGTTGAAAAGGAAAATGCGCAGTTAAAGCAGCAACTATCAAGACGTAATAAAGTGAATGTGCTTGACTATTTAAACAAGTTGCTAAAAGAGCATCGACCCGAACAATCGTTTACGTCTTGGTTCGAAAATAACGTATTACCGGCGGTTCATTTACAATTAGAAGATGTTTATAGTAATGGTTTAATTTCGGGTATAGTTTCAACTTGGAAGTCTGCACTGTCTTGCCCGGGTAAGATTCTTCCAATTAAAGCGTTTGAAAATCGCGCCAACACTTTTTATGTTTATGAAGAAGAGGATAATGGTGTGTTTACATGGTCTATATTGACAGCGGCATTATTTGATAAACATTTACGTCGAGTGTGTAAACAGTTTATTGTTGATTTCAAACAACATTGGTTTGATAAAAATGAAGAAAAAATAAACGAAGACGAAAAATGGACAAATATGTATGTGGATTATTATCAAAAAATATTAGGTGGTTCTCGAAATACAACAGAAGGTATTTGTCAAAAAGTGAGACACCAACTTTACACTCATATAAAAGTTGCATTTATTCCATCCATTGAATTTGATTAATACCATTATTATGTGAAAAATTGATATGTATTTTATTTATTTTTTACTTCCAACTTGTTAAAACTAGTTGTAATGACTACAATGGAAAATAATTTCGGAACACGCGAGTATCTCGCTACTAAAAATGCACATATTCGGGATAAAGATATTAGTTTTGAGGAAGGTCCACATATTTACACGGTAAAGGGGGATAGAGGAGGGTACACTTCAGTAACAACGTGGAATCACCATCATTTTGCAGACTTTGATGCGGATGGAATTATTGATAAGATGATGAAGTCAAAAAATTGGACAAATCCATCTTATAAGTATTATGGAATGACACGCGAACAAATTAAAAAAGCATGGGATGACAATCGAGATGCTGCAGCTTGCGCAGGAACACAAATGCATAATAACATAGAATGTTATTATAACGGGATGGATGTAACCGATGATAGTCCAGAATTTGAATTTTTCAAAAATTTTGAACGTGATTATAACCATCTGGTTCCCTATCGAACGGAATGGATGGTGTATTACGAAGAATTAAAATTATCGGGGTCGATCGATATGATATATGAGAACCCAGATGGAACTTTGCAAATTTATGATTGGAAAAGATGTCAAGAAATAAAACATGAAGCAGAGTTTGGAAAGTATGCAAAGACGACATGTATTTCACATTTGCCCGATACTAACTTTTGGCATTATGCATTACAGTTAAATGTATATAAGACCATTTTGGAACATAAATATGGAAAAAAGGTGACTGCATTATATTTAGTTTGCATGCATCCGGAAAACAAATATAAGAATTACCAACGCATAGAAGTGCCCTTTTTAGAAAAAGAAATGAATGATTTGATAATGTTACGTAAACAAGAGGTGGCTATGATGAATGCAAAAAAAGACAATTAATATTATTTTATTCAACAAAAATAGCATAAACGATAACTGTTATAAATATAAATGAAATCTATTTGTTTTTTTGCTACGGCAACTTTGCTACAAATTGCCTATGTCAAACGTGAATACATAAAAACAGTATCTTCTCCTATATTTAATCGCGTTTTAGTATGGTTAGGTGTGGCGGATGCATCATTGAATAAAATAAAATCTCCGGTGGATATGTATATTGAAAAACACACAAATCGATTTCTAAAAACATATGACACGACTGACACGTATAATGAAAATATTGATAAATGTTTTTATAATAAGGAGGCTTTAACGAAAATTTTAGTTGATGCAAATAACCGTTTAGAAGTTGAATGGAAGCGTAGATTATTATATGAATCTACGCCGCGTGGAAATCTTATAATGTATTATGACCCGTATAAACTAGGTTTTGTATATTATAGTGATATAAGTGTTATATCGATTAGAATATTAAATATGGTTGCGATGAAGTACTGTTTAACATATAGGTGTAGGGATTTTTTTGTGGATAATGAAATTACTCCACATGATAAACATTCTGTTTTGATACCGATTCATTATATAGAACAGCCAAATAAACAGAATCATTATGAAAACAAAAATAAAACGTCCATAGTAGACACATCTGCGTTTGCAAAATTTAAAAAATATAATAAGCAGACTGAAAATGCAAACGAAACGAATAAAACAAAAACAGACTTAGCTTCTAACACAGTTATACAAAAACCAAAAGATGCTTGTCGAAATCGATTTATACATATGGGAAAAATGATAAATATGCAATTTCTGCAACCGATTAAAAAATATACAAATAAACTAAACGGGTTTTCGTCATCACATCTTACTAACTTAGAAGGAGAGACACAGTTACAAAAGACGGTATTATCTTATAAAGATTTTAAAAATAATAAGAACAAGTGAGTTGATTGTTTGGTTTACAACGATAAAGATTTAAGTTTTTAAAGTCGTAATATTATCTTTTTTCCAATTCAAGTAACCAATACTTTTTTCTAGAGAAAATGACATACCAAGATGTTCGCGTGCAATGTGATATGCTTTTAATTCTTTTTCGTTAAGGGAAAGTAAGTATTTATCTACATGCATTTGTTCTTGCTGTTGTTTTTCTAAAATTGTGTTTGTAGAATTCATAATGAGAAGTATAATATACTTCTTATTATGGTTAATAAGTAACTATCAATTTTTTATTTTTCATAACTTTTAAAGAATTGGTTGTCTACATATAGAAACTATTGGTTGTCTACATATAGAAACTGGAACATATACAATATCATTTTCAATGCACTTTTTTCCTAGATTTTGAATATATGCGCTGCTTGAAAGAGGTAAATAATCACTTTCGGGCTTTGTACATATGCATATTGGCCGTTTGCAGTTTCCTATATTATAACAGTTTGGTTGGGAGGGTTGTATACACGCTAATGTTTTCTTTTGTTTACGAATGACTTGTTCGCCCTGTGTATTTGCATTAAGATTGCTATCTGGTTTAACTACATTGCAAGGTTCATCACAGAAACGAACGTCTAACATGCCCTTTGTAGTGATGACGGATTTTTTTATAATAGAAGGGTCTTCTGTTGAAGTAACTCCGGATTGAATGATTGATGAAACCCGGTATGTTCCACAACACCCCCCATGTCCACGTGGTGTATTACCTCTCATTGGTGTACGCGGTAAAGATCTAGACAGCGATGTTTGTCCTACATATCCTTGATTACGATAACCGCCGTTAAGTGAAAATCCATGTTTGGTGTTTACACTAGAATTATTATACTTTGCTGCGGTTTTTTTCTTTAGTGTGGCAAGTGACATATATATTGTTTGTACATTTTTTGATAGAGAAACAAAATATATTACATAGTTCAGTTTAATAAAAAGTTTTTACATCACATGTATATATGTTGCGATTTGTGCATTGCTTAATGATTTGGTTTAGAATTGTTTAATAAATCTACTCGTCATAGTGAGATTACCGTTAAGTGTAATATTATCGGTTGCGTTACCTATACTCTTTAATCCGGTCATGGTGGTAATAGTGTTTTGCACAGGTGTCTTTACTGTACCCTCTAAATCAACTATAATTGTTCCTTTATTGATGGTTAAGTTTGTGGTAGCGGTACCGGTCGCCGCGGTTGTACCCATGACGAATTTACCTTCACTGCTGTCCCATCCCATAAATGCATTATCTCCTGCAGTTCCTCGCTCAATCATAATACCCGAGTCATAGGCAGCAGTAGTAGTACCGCTTGCTAACATGATGATATTATCTGAAATATCTAGATTTGCGGCATTGATAGTGGTAGTAGTACCTGCAATGGACAAGTTGCCAGTGATGACTGCATCACCAGTTACATTAATCCCTGCATTAAAAGATGCAGTTGAAAGAGCGGTGAATGAATTTTCAACCGTCACATTACCTGTAAATGAAGTACTTGTGCTACTACTGCCGATAATTGCACTCGCTGGAATATATTCGCTAGCACCAGTGAAATCGATGGCATTGTAGCTAATACTTTTATTGTTATAACCAGCAGTTAATATACCAGCGACATTTAAGTGGTTTTTAATCACGGATGTGCCTGCTCCAGAAACATATAATCGACCATTTGACGAAATATCATCCGCTACAAATAAGCGATTTGCTATGGTAACATCATTATTAAATGTGCCAGAAGTACCCGCAGCAGCCAATGCACTTTCCAATCCAATAATTGCACTTTGTTGGATGGAATTCGCCGCGTAAGTAGAAGCGGTTAATGTACCAAGGACATTCAAGTTATTTTTAATCACGGATGTGCCTGCTCCAGAAACATATAATCGGCCGTTTGATGATATGTCATCCGTTACAAACAAGCGTTTTGTCATGGTAACATCGTTGTTAAATGTACCAGAGCTACCGGCAGCAGCTAATGCACTTTCCAACCCAATAATGGCAGTTTGTTGAATAGAATTTGCAGCGTAAGTAGTCGCGGTTAATGTCCCGAGCACATTTAAGTTGTTATTCACATTCAAGTTATTTTTAAAAACGGATGTGCCTCCTCCAGAAACATATAATCGGCCATTTGATGAAATGTCGTCAGTTACTAACAAACGTTTTGTTATGGTAACATCGTTGTTAAATGTACCAGAACTACCTGCAGCAGCTAATGCACTTTCCAAACCGACAATTGCACTTTGTTGAATGGAGTTCGTTGCGTAAGCGCTTGCCGTTAATGTACCAAGCACATTTAAGTTATTATTTACATTCAAGTTATTTTTAAAAACGGATGTACCTGTGCCAGAAACATACAATAATCCATTTGATGAAATATCTTTTTCCACATATAACGATTTAGACAAGGAAATGTCGTCAGTAAACAGTGCCTCGTTATTACCAGTTGCGCTTGCTACTAATGCACCCAACCCAGAAACTGCCGATATAGGAATACTACTATCTTTATAATTATTTGCAGATATTGTACCGTTTACAGATATGTCGCCGTTAAAAATGGATGAACTTGTACCATTCACAAACAATCTTCCAGATGTAATTAAATTTTGTCCGGCGCGTATGTTAGTGAAAGATTCAATATCTTTTTGCACATACAATCGTTTATTCAAGCTAAGGTCTTCATATAGATTTTTATCACGAATGACGGATGCTGCAATGGTTTGTGTATTTGCAGTCAACCCATTAATTGCAGTCACTGGAATATTATTATCAGTAAATGAACTCGCCCAAAATTTACCGTTTATGGATACATCATTTCCAACAATTAAATTCTTTTTTATGAAGGCATGATTATGTGCAGAAATATCTGCACTAACATATAATGACCGACCTACGGTTACATCATTCTGTGTAGATATCGACCCACCAAATGTAATATCATCACCTGAAAATCCTGTTAGAGATGAATTAACTGAATTGTTGATTAAAGTGGTTAATCCATAAATCGCATCCGTTGAAATACTATTAGGTGCATAACTGGATGCATATAATGTACCATTAATTGATAAATCACGTTCAATAACAGATTTATTTGTACCCTTTACATATAACGCCCCAGTCATTGAAATATCTCTTACTTTCAAATCTTTATTTACAGTTAAATTATCAGCCAAAGTAACATTATTACTGAATGCAATTCCAATACGTTGGTCAGCAGCCGTATTAACGTATGAAGTTAATCCATTAATTGCAGACATAGGTATGTTATTGGCAACATAATTAGCAGCAGCAAATGTACCATTCACCGATAAATCATGTTGGATAATCGATTTAGAAGTTGTACTTGTTACAAATAACGCATCATTTACATATAAGTTTGATTTCACGCTCGCATTTTTGTTCATTGACACATCTTGCGAAAATGTAGGTTGTAATTCAGTTTGTGTAGCCATAATTGCATCACTTAAACCAGATATAGATGTAGCCGGTATACTATTCGTTGCATAATTAGCATTAAATATACCGTTCACAGACAAATCACCTTGAATGACGGATTTACCTGACCCAAATACAAATAAGTTACCGTTTGTGGATATATCACTTTGTAAAAATAATCGTTTTGCGAGTACATCACTTGTAACATGTAAACGTTTGTTCATGGAAACATCATCACTGAATCTGCTATCGATATATGTTTTAGAACCATTCGTGATTGCCGTAGTTAAACCAGAAACAGCGGTAATAGGAACACTATTTGTTGCATAATTGAAGTTGAATGCTCCATTCACCGACAAATCACCTTGAATGATGGATTTACCGGAACCTGATATGTATAAGTTACCGTTTGCAGATATATCACTTTGTAAAAATAATCGTCTTGCAAGTACATCATTTGCAACATGTAAACGTTTGTTCATGGAAACATCATCGCTGAATTTGCTATCAACATAGGATTTAGAACCATTCGTGATTGCCGTAGTTAATCCAGAAATAGCATTTGTGGAAATACTGTTGGCTGCATAATTCGCACTGAATGTGCCATTCACCGACAAATCAGTTTGGATGATGGATTTACCTGAACCTGATATGTATAAGTTTCCGTTTGCAGATATATCTTTAGTTACATATAATTCACGTGATACAAATAAACGTTTATTCATGGTAACATCTTCACTGAAAGCGGAAGATAATTGCGTTGTATTGCTACTTGCAATTAATTCAGGTAATCCAGAGATAGCAGTCGTGGGAATACTATTCGTTGCATAATTGGCGTTAAATGTGCCATTCACCGACAAATCAGTTTGAATGATGGATTTACCTGAACCTGATATGTATAAGTTACCATTTGTAGATATATCATTTACTAAAAATAATCGTCTTGCAATCACATCGTTTGCAACATGTAAACGTTTGTTCATAGAAACATCCTCGCTGAATTTGCTATCAACATAGGATTTGGAACCATTTGTGATTGCCGTAGTTAATCCAGAAATAGCGTTCGTGGGAACACTATTGGTTGCATAATTAGCACTGAATATGCCATTTACGGACAAATCACTTTGAATAATAGACTTACCTGACCCTAATATGTATAAATTACCGTTTGCAGATATATCTCTAGCTACGTTTAATTCATGTGATACAAATAAACGTTTATTCATGGTGACATCTTCATTGAACGCAGTTGACAATTGCGAAGTATTACTACTTGCAATTAATTCAGTTAGACCAGAGATGGCATTGGTTGAAATACTATTTGGTGCATAACTTGCTCCATAAATTGTACCATTTACCGACAAATCACCTTGAATGATAGACTTACCTGACCCAGATACAAATAAGCTTCCGTTTGTAGATATATCACCTTGCAAATATAATCGTTTTGCAAGCACATCACTTGTAACATGTAAACGTTTGTTCATGGAAACATCCTCACTGAATTTGCTATCAACATAGGATTTGGAACCATTTGTGATTGCCGTAGTTAATCCAGAAATAGCGTTCGTGGGAACACTATTGGTTGCATAATTAGCACTGAATATGCCATTTACTGACAAATCACCTTGAATAATAGACTTACCTGACCCGGATATGTATAAGTTGCCATTTGTCGATATATCTCTAGTTACATATAATTCACGTGCTACAAATAAACGTCTATTCATTGTAACATCTTCGTTAAACGCAGAGGATAATTGAGAAGTATTACTACTTGCAATTAATTCAGTTAGACCAGAGATAGCATTTGTTGAAATACTATTTGTTGCATAACTTGCTCCATAAATTGTACCATTCACCGATAAGTCATTTTGAATGACCGATTTACCTGACCCATATATGAGTAAATTGCCGTTCGTGGAAATATCACTTTGTAAAAATAATCGTTTTGCAAGCACATCACTTGTAACATGTAAACGTTTGTTCATGGTAACATCTTGACTGAAACTGTTCTGTAGCACCGTTGTAATAGCCGGAGTTAACCCAGAAATCGCAGAAACAGGAACACTATTGGAAGCATAGTTTGCTCCATAAATTATACCGTTAACCGATAAATCATGTTGAATAATAGATGTGCCTGCACCCGAAACATATAATCGGCCATTTGATGATATATCATCTTGTAACAATAAACGTTTAGCAATTATATCACTTGTAACATGTAAACGCTTATTCATGGATATGTCTTCCTTGAATCTGGCATTGATAAGTGCAGCGGAATCACCTGCGATTGCAGTAGTTAATCCAGATATAGCATTAATGGGAATATTATTAACAGCATAGTTTGCGGCTGAAAATGTACCATTGATGGATAAATCGTTTTGGATAATAGATGTGCCTGCTCCATGCATATAAAGACGGCCACTAAGTGAAATATCATTGAAAACAGTTAACATTTTTTTGACATATAACCGGTTGTTTAATGACACATCGCCATTAAAAGTTGACTGGATAAATGCATAATTATAACCACTTAAATCAGTTATTGCTGCGGTTGGAATACTATTATCTGCAAAATTGGCGGATAAAATACCATTCACAGAAAGGTCATTTTGAATAACAGATTTACCTGAACCATGTACATATAAGTTTCCATTTGCTGAAATGTCACGATTAGCACGTATTACATGATTCACAAATAAACCTTTATTCATAGACACATCTGTATTAAAGTTACTTTCAACTGAGTTTGCTGCAATTAATTCATTTAAACCATTTATTGCATAGGTTGGAATACTATTAAATTCATAATCACTTGCACTAAATGTTCCATTTACGGTTAGATTAGAACCGAATGTAGACGTACCAACACCATTGACGTGTAATAATCCACCAGATGAAATATCTTTTGTAACATACAAATTTTGTTCCATTGTTGTATCAGTATCAAATATTAATGATGCGGCCGAACGCTGGCCGCCGGCTAGTCCTACAACTGCTGATTGAGGTATAGAGTTATCCGGAAAGGTACCGGTGATTTTTCCACTAACAGTAACATTTCCACTTATTACTGCATCACTTGATACAAAAGCTCTCGTTAGTTTGGCGTCTTTACTAACTTGCAGATTGCCTTGAATTTGAGCCTCTTGATAACCATAAATGTTTTTATAAAAAGTAGCATTATTTTGTACCCATATCTTGTTATTTGCAAGTATATCACCTTGTGCAGTTAGTTGTTTATCAAATGTAACATCCTCTGTAAGTGTATTTGCTGGCAATATACCCCCTATTATTTTAGAAGATGGAATGCTTTCATCATCAAAGTTTGCTGTTAATATACCGTCAATAATGGTATTACCAGTAACTTTTAAATCTTCTTTCACTTGAACTGATTTTTCCGCATATACTTGGTCGAAAAATGTCGCATTTTTTGCTACCCTTAAATATCTGTTTAAACTTATATCAGCCTCACTAATAATCGGGTTATTAAACGTAAATGTACTATCAAATGTATTTGCGGGTAATACTCCACCAATAATAGCGCTTGCACTAATTGAATTAGGAGGATATGTAACTGATAATAATCCATTAATACTAACATCATTTAATACGGTTTTACCGACAACAAAGAGTCTATTTGATGAAATATCTGCTTTAACAAATAACTTGTTACTTTTAATGTTATCATCGACAAAAACATTGCCATTGACGGAAATATCTTCGGTTGTAATATTTGTATATGTGACGGTTGTATTATTTACAACGGAAGTATTCTCAAATTGTAATGCGGATATTCGCCCAACTACAGTTAAGTCCTTGGCGACGTATAAATTTCCATTAAAACTGCTATCATTTAATATGTTAATTGCATTCGCTGAAACATTATTTAAGATAGAATCCTTTGTTACAAATAATCGTTTTTCTGCATGAATATCTTCTTTAGAAGTTAGTGTATTATAAAAAGTGGCTGCATTTCCTACACTAAGATATCTATTAATTGATAAATCTCGATTTCCAATAATACTTTGATTAAACGTGACATCATTATCTAATGTATTTGCAGGTAATGCACCTCCTATAATTGCGCCTTGTGTAATTGAATTAGGTGCATAATTAGCTGTGATTGTACCATCTACTATAAGATTTCCATAAAGGGTAGAATCCTTGGTAACAAATAAACGTTCTTTTGCATAAATATCTCGATTCGTTGTGACAGGAGCGTTAAACGTTGTTTCGCCTCCCACGGAAAGAAATCGGTTTAATGATAAATCTCGATTGCCAATAATACTTTGCTTAAACGTGACATCATTATTTAACGTATTTGCCGGTAATACTCCTCCAACAATAGCGTCTGGTGTAATTGAATTCGGCGCAATAGTCGCATTAACATTGAGAGCACCCTCTATTGTGACATTCCCAACAAACGTTGAGTCTTTGGTAACAAATAAACGCTCTTTTGCATAAATATCACGATTCGTTGTAACGTGACCATTAAACGTTGAATCCATTCCAACAGACAAATATCGGTTTAATGATAAATCTCGATTGGCTATAATATTTTGCTTAAACGTTACATCATTGTCTAATGTATTTGCTGGTAGTGTTCCTCCAATAATTGCACTTGATGCAATTGTATTCGGTGCATAATTCGCAGTAAGTGTACCATCTACTTTCACGTTTCCACTCATTGTCGTATCATTTGTTACGAGTAATCGTCCTTGTGCATAAATATCTCGTTTGGCTGTGAGAGTACCATTGATAGTTGCATCATTTCCTACATACAAATGTCTATTTAATGATAAATCTCGATTGCCAATAATACTTTGCTTAAATGTTATATCATTGTCAAACGTATTTGCTGGTAGTGTTCCTCCAATAATTGCACTGGATGCAATTGTATTCGCGGCATAATTTGCAGTAAGTGTACCATCTACTTTCACGTTTCCACTCATTGTCGTATCATTTGTTACGAGTAATCGTCCTTGTGCATAAATATCTCGTTTGGCTGTGAGAGTACCATTGATAAATGCATCATTTCCTACAGATAATTGTCTATTCAATGATATATCTCGATTGGCTATAATATTTTGCTTAAACGTTACATCATTGTCTAACGTATTTGTTGGCAATACTCCTCCAATGATCATATTCGGGTTAATTGTAGCAGGAGCATTGTTTTGAAAATATAAATTACCATTAATGTATACATCTTTTCCAAAAATAGCATTCGCACTAACATCAAGTGACTGTAATTTTGTGTTTCCATTAACAAGGAGTGCAGTATTAATCGAAACATCTCTTACAGTTAATCTTTTATTCATAGTGACATCTGTTTGTAATAAATTAGCAGGAAGCGCTCCACCAATAATGGCTGTTGATGGTATGGAACTAGTTGCATAATTTGTTGTCAAATTACCTGTAATATTGACATCTTTTACTGAAAGAGTTTTATTAATAGATACATCTTGAAAATTTGCTAATTGACTAAATGTAGAAGTATTGGCTACGAGTAATCTATTATTCGCATAAATATCATCAATAAATATATTTCTGTTTGCAATAGCCGTACTTGGGATAGTATTGAGTGCATGACTCATGGTCACGTTTCCACTGACTACTAAATCTTTCAATGTGGTTGTATCATTAACAAATAACCGTTTTTTTACAGTTGCGTCATTGTTTACAAATAAACGCGATTGCGACGTAACATCGCCGGTCACAGTAAGTCTTTTTCCAATAGTAAAATCGTCGTCTACATTATTGAAGTTTGCGATTACAGATTTTGGAATAGACTCGGTTTTAAAATTAGCACTCAACACTCCGTTAACAGTCATGTTTTGAACATTTGTATCTCCAGCAACAATTAATCCTTTATATAAATAAGTGTCACCAGTAACAAACGTACGACCTTTTGTAGTAGAATCTTTTGTCACCAGACTGGATGCGGCAACTTGTTGTCCAATTACAAATAATCTCTTTTTAACCGTAACATCTGATTCAAAGATAGCTGGAACAGTTGACATCTTTGTACGTCTATATAAAGATGTTAACAAATAAATTTTAAAGACATAATTGAGATATATTATAACAAAGTAGTTGCTAAAAACATGAACTATATGATTGCATGCTTTTCATAAATATATTTTTTTTATTTATGAAAATATGTGTCTTGATACATGAATAAATATTATTTGTGACGTAAAGTCAATGTCCTGAGTATTGCTCGTATTAATACACTAAACTGATGTGTGTGTTTATGTTTACCATTGTCTAATACGTCCAGTCATTGTCATATGACTATTAACAACCACTTGGCCGGTACCGTTAGGCGATAACGTAATATTACCGTTTGCACCATCTGTTACAACGATATCGCCGGTAGTAGTATTACCAGTCTTAAGAGTTAACGAATTATTTCCATTGGATGCGATAACACCGGATGCACTGCCCGAACCGACGGATAATCCTGTGAATGTAGGACTGTTTGTGGTATCTAATCCTAATATTGTTCTTGCGGCCGATGCGTCTGCTGCAGTTATAATCGAAACCATTGGAGCAGTAGCTGAACCGGTTCCGCCGTTTGCAATTGGTAATACCCCGGTTACTTTACTAGTTAAATCGATTGTTCCATTGGCTATCATGCCATTTGTAATAATTTCAGTATCACCAGATGATATCAATGTACCAGTTGCAGTAGGAAGTGTAATGACACCTGTGTTAAGAATGGTTGAAATAGTTGGTGACGTTAATGTTTTATTTGTAAATGTTTCGCTGCCAGTAAGAGTTGCTAATGTTCCAGATGTTGGGAGCGTGACCGATGAATTTGCTGTTGCTGTAAATGTTTGTGTAAACGCACCTGCATGTGTAACATCGCTCGCGGTTGTAAATGTAGAGCCATCCGCCAATGTGATTGTTGCACTATTAGCAGGTTCAGTTATAACTACATTATTCACGGAACCTTCCAAGTTTGCAATCAACTTACTTGGTGTCACTGTAATGTTGCCAACCGCATTTCCATCACTTGTTGTGGTACCCATAACGAATTTACTTTCACTATGGTCCCAACCCATAAAGGCATTATCTCCGGTTTGACCGCGGTCTATCATAATACCAGAATCACTAGTTGCACTAACTGTTCCCTTTGCTAACAATATAATGTTGTCCGATATATCTAAGTTTGCAGTGCTGACCGTAGTAACGGAACCGTTTATAGTCATATTACCGGTTATTACCACATTACCGCCAACATTTACATCATTCGCAATACCAACGCCACCCTTTACTATCAATGCTCCATTCGCTGATGTAGTAGATTGTGTTGTGTCATTTATTGTGATTATTCCACTAGCATCCATTGTAGAAATATTTATAGCATGCATGGTGGTCGCTCCTGCAACATACACGGCACCAGCCATGGTAACATTGTTTGCACTTAGGTCTACCATTGCGGTAGCTCCAGTAACATTCATGGCACCATCCACAGTTATGGCGTTTGCACTCAAGTCGGCCATAGAAGTGGCACCTCCAATGCTCATGGCACCCGCCACTGTCACACTGTTTGCACTCAAGTCCGCCATAGAAGTGGCGCCCGCAATGCTCATGGCACCCGCCACTGTCACACTGTTTGCACTTAAGTCCATCATGTCAGTTGCACCGACAATGCTCATGGTACCAGCCACCGTAACGTTGTTTGTACTTACGTCCACCATGGAAGTAGCACCTGCAATGCTCATGGCACCCGCCACTGTCACACTATTTGTACTTAAGTCCATCATGTCAGTTGCACCGACAATGCTCATGTTACCACCCACGGTAACACTGTTATCTATCGTAGTAACACCAGCAATGCTCATGGTGCCAGCCACAGTCA